CCCAGTGTCGCCATTAGCCGCGCACCTTGTGCTTGATCGACTTGAGCATTTCGCGCGTATCGATCAGCGCTTTGTTGCTCGCCTTGCGGGCGATGGTGGCGGGCTTCAATGGCTCCCACACCGACGGCTGTTTGCTGATCGTGCGTTGCATGTCCGACGCCATGCGCAGCCCTACTTGGTTCAACACCTGTTCGGTAGAAAGCTCGAGCGCGTACAGCTGGCCGCCGAGTGCGGATAGCAGGCGCTCCCACGATTTTAGCTTCTCGTCGACCGTTAGCCGTATAAAGCTGCGCTCCGGTATGCTGGCCAGTCGGCTACCGAACTCGTGGATCGCCGCTAGTCCTACGTTGTTGATCGCGCCGTCGGTGCGGCCCTTGTCTGCGCCGTGCACCCCTACCGTGACTTCGGGGCGGCTCGCTCCGAAGATCAGACGGCGTAACCGTTTCCACCCTTTGTCGGTGTCGGTAACGTGGAACTTGACGCGGGATCGCTTGGCCATGGGTCAGAGATCCGCCGGGTCAAAGGCGCCTGCGGGGGCCGACCCCGCGATGCGGTGCCCGAAGGTTACGCCCCGCGTGATCGATCGGTACTCAGTCCAATATACAGTCTTCGCCGCATTCTCGGGTTTTAGCTTTGCGTTCTGCCCTGCGGGCGCGAGCGCCACCATGTGGGCAGTGAGGTAGAGCGTAGCCGCGTCGGTCTTATCGCCGTACACACTCCCCGTTACTCGCAGCTTAGCGATCGCGAGCTTCGCTTCGATCTCGCTATCTGCGGTCTTTCGGAACTCGGGGAAGGTATTCCGAAACATGGGGAGTGTGGCGGGCATGCGCTATTCCGCCGGCCCCGGTGCGGGTGCGGGCGCGGGCGCGGGCGCGGGCGCGGGCTCACCGATGCCGAACGCCGGGGCCCCGTCGCCTTCTACCTGCGCGCTCGTGGTATTGGCTCCGAAGGTGGGCCCCTCGAAGTCGGGCGTGTTAGCGCCGCTCACGGGGCGCCCGCTTTGTAGCTCGATTAGCTCGAGCTTACGCTCGCCGATCAAGCGCTGTAGCCCATCGTTTTCGGTGGCGTCGGCCCACATCTCGAGCACTCCCATATTTGAGCAATCGACGATCGCCGCCTTCGCCTGCGCCGTGGTGAGCGTGTCGAGTGCGGCTACGAGCGCCTGCGCGGTGCCCTCGCCGTTGTTGACGAGCGCGCCCACGGCGAGCAGTTGCTTGATGGGGCGGCGCTTGCACAACACATCCCAGTAGGGCCCGTCGACGTTGCTTTGACCGGGTGCGAGCTTCTGCCCGTCGAAGCCCTCTTCGAGCACGGTGCCCGCGTCCATAAGCACGGCGGGGGTGATGATCCGCCCGTCGGGGTCGAGCTTCGCATCGGTCAAGATCTCGGTGCCTTTCGCCAGCTTCGGCATAATGGCGGGCAGCTCGATCAGCGTGCGCAGAGTGTTCAAAATAACGATGTTCATGGGTTGCACCTTTCCGGGGTATTTCGCTTGCACCCGAAAAGCCCGCCACCGACGAGCGGTAGCGGGCTTGCGGGCGTAGCGCAGCGCGCTATCAGGTGCCGTCCATATACGCCATTGCGAGCGGGTAGTAGACGATCACGCCACCGATGCGGGCGTGTACCGGCACGAGAAACGAGAGGTTCTTAGCCTGCGGCGGGAACTGCTCGAACTCTTGCGGGATCTCGAGGGTGAGCACTTCGGCATCGCGCTTGTAGCAAACGAGCCGGGGGCCGGTGTTCGATACGTCGGCTAGTGCCAGTTTGTTCCACGTGCCGACGTTCGTAACCCACGGGTTCGATCGTAGAAACGCCTCGAGCGCTGTGCCGTTCGTGTCGCCCGTGGTGCTGATCCGGGTGATGGCGAGCAGGTTGTAGCGGCTCACGTCGAGCACCGTCGTATCGGGAAGGAAGGTTTCCTTATTCGACGTGACGATCGACGATGCCAGGTGCATCAAGTCGGCGACCATCTGCGCGCCGGTCGCGCTGGCCCACGAGCCGGTAATCGGCACGACGAGCGGCACATTCGGGTGCTTGGCGAAACCGGTAAGCCCCGCCTTTGCGTTGCCGAGTGCGGCGATGTTTTCGATCTGCTGTTCGATACTGCGGCGGGCGGCACGCGCCCTACGCTGATCGAGATTGGCGCCGGCCATGGCCGAGCGGCGTAGGTCCTGAATCGACCACTCGTAAGCAGCGCCGAGCCCCTTGATCTTCTGTTGGAACTCTTCGACGAGCGCATCGATCCGCGGAAGATCATCGGCGTAGTTCGCGATAATCTGCGCCATGCCGATTTCGTCCCACTGCCGGTAGGTGATGGTTTCGGCGCCGCTGTCAACGTCGTTGTTGACGGGGATCAGCTGCCGAGCCTTCATCTCGGGGTAGACGATATCGTAGGTGCGGGTTTTGATGAACTCGAGTTGCTGCTCGAGCACGGCGGTATACTTTGCGTCTTCGTGTGCGTCGGCGTGGAACCGAAGCCCGATGGCGCCAAGCACAAACTGTAGCGGTGTCATGATGTTTAGCTTTCTGCGTGTTGCGGTTGGGGCCAGCGGTTACGCGGGCAGGTTGACGGAAAGGAGACCGAGAAAGATTCCGTCGACCGTGGCGGAACCGGCCCACGCCATGCCGGCGGGTGCAGGCTCGGTGTCGGCGTCGTCGACGATGCCGAACGAACCGAGCGAGGCTATGGGGATGATCCCCGGCGTCGAGACGCGGATAAAGACGCCATTGGAAAGCGCGGTGATCGCGGTCTCCGTCTGCACCCAAATCTTGCCCATGCGCATCACGGGCACCGATGCTTCGTCACCGAAGGCGCCGTAGGGGGCGCTATTGGCGATGTTCGGCGTAGCCGGATCGCGCATGCGCTCGACCGACGGATCGGCGATCGCGATGCCGCCCGCCTGCGCCGCGCGCAGCACGTCGGCGGCCGACGCGGGAAGCGCGCAAGTCTGCGGCCCCCCTGCGGCGCCCCCGACTGCGAGATCGGCATCGGCCACGATCACGAGCTTGCCGAAGTAGATCAGCTCGCTTGCCACGTACGAGGCGATCGAGCTTGGAAGCTGCCCCCCCGAGTGCACCTTGCCGGCGTACGCCTGACCCGGCTCATCGTTTACGGTTACTTGAGACATTAGATATCGCTCCTGTTCGGGATTCTTTGTTTGATGTGTTTCGAGGGCGCCGGGTTAGCGCGCCTGAGCTGCCGCCTTAGTCATGTCGAGATCGCTGCCGCTCATGTCGCGACCGCGTGCGATCATGCGCTGGCGCGCGGCGTCACTGTGCTCTGCGGTGCAGCCCTGCGCGCTGATCGGGGTCTTGAGCTGATCGGGCGTCTTCGGTGCGCCGCTGTCGGTGTGCATGGTGGGGCCGGGGACGGGCGCCAGCGTGGGCGCGGGGCCGGCAGCGGGCGCGGCGCGCAACGCGCCGGTGAAGCAACCCGAGACGAAACCGCCGTCGGCGTGCTCGAAGTCGGAAGCCGCGTAGCCACTCGCGACGAGTGCCGCGATCTTGATCGCCTGATCGTCGGCGCTCTCGTCGATCTTGAGGTCGGGCGCGATCCGCTTCGCATCGGTGATCACGCGGGTGCGTGCGGCGATGGCACCGGCCACGGCTGCGGGGTCGGTCGCGGCGTCGAGCTTGACTTGCAGATCCCCGGCGCTCTTCTCGGCGGCGAGCAGCTTACCCTGTACTTCGGGCAACGCGGCCGCGTCGGCGCGCAGCTTCTCGTGCTGAGCGGTAAAGGTGGTCGCAAGTGACTCGGCGATCTCTACCTCGTAGGAAATGCCGTCCATAACAACAATGATCTTTTTCATGGGGTTGTGTCCTGTGGTGATGTCGGCAGGTGCGCCGCTGTCGGGTTTCGTGCCCTCGTAGTCTGCGTGGGGTAGCAACCCCTCGAGCTGTTCAACGGGCACGTTGATCAACCCGCTGATCTTTTCGAGCGTGGCGTGGCCGGGTGTGCGGAAGCCGTCTAGCACGATCCCGAACTCGAACGGCTCGAGCTGCAACGCCTGCGCGGCGTCGGCGTCGGTGCGCCCCTGCGCCCGCAAGCGCTGTCGCACGAAGCCACCGAAGCCGCCTTCGTCGCAACGTGCGAACGCTGCGCCCTCGCCTACGAGGCTATCCATATGCAGCGCCACGTCACGCCCCGAGCGGCCCCAATCCTTCGGGCCTACCGCAAGGTGGTTGTAATCAATATTGCGCTGCCGCCCGTCGTAGCGTTGCTGCCCTAGTCCGAACGCTGAGCCGTCCCACGTGCTCGCGCCGTCTTCGACGAAGCAACGGTAGCCGGGGGATAGCTCGGTAAGGTCTTTGGCGAGTACGCCCTTGATCGTGTCGGCGCGCTGTATGGTCGCTGAGCCCGTAACGAAGGGCCCGTCGGCGCGGCCCTGCACATCGGCGCCCACGATCCCCACCTGCAGCGCTTGCACGTTGTCGGGGTTCACCATGCCGCCGTGCAGCTTGGTTACGGGCGACATCGCTAGCGTGTTCAGTGAGCGCGCATCAAACACGTCTTCCGGGTGTCGCAGCTCGCGGTATAGCGAGCCGTCGGCCCGGTAGTAGTCGAGCACGCCTACGCGGGTGAGTCGGCCGGCTAGCGTTAGGAAGCCGTGCGACGTTTGTTTGACGCGCGCCGCGTCTAAGCGCGTGAAGTCAAAGCGCTCGACTAGCTGCGGCATCGGTGGCACCCCATGGCGCATTTATGGGGGGCGTTTTGGGGGCTTGTCAAATCGGGGGTGCTAGCCTACCTGCACCTGCCCAACCGACGCCCTACCGCCCGCGAGGGCTCAGTATTGGGCCCATACGCTAGCGGGCGCGGGGCGGGGGGCGTCTACCCCGCTGCGGGCGCCGGCGGCTCGAGGGGTAGCTCGCCGGGCTCGACGAATCCTACGGGGGCGCCGCCGTCGTCGGTCTCGAGCACCTTACCGTCGGGCAGTGTGACGCGCACGCCTTGCATACTCGTGTGGCGCTCGGCGCGCTGTGCTTCGGTCTCTTCGGGCATCGTCTACACCTCTTCTAGCGTCACGTTGTAGCCTATGATTTTGTCGCCCGCGCCGCGTACCGCCTTCGATGTTTTGACGCGAAACACCGCACCGCGTGGCGCTAGTATTTCGCTCTCGTCGTCGCGTGCGTTAGCCGCCATACCGACGCGCTGCGAGCGTAGCGATTTACGCGCGTCTAGCACGGGCGTCGTTTTTACATTGACCGTGTAGCGCACGAAGGCGCCCCCCTTGCTGGTAGGCCCGAAGCTCGTGGCCACTTTGCGATCAGTGGTAAACGGCGTCCAAGATTCTAGTTCGATCGTAGCGCCTTCGGTGGCTAGCTGTTTGGCGATCTTAGGGCTCGTGGCTAGCCCCCTGTGCATCTTCCCGGCGAATACCGGCGAGCGGGCGGCCATGCGATCAAGCCTTACAAGATCGGCGATCGCTTCGTCGTAGCTCGCCTGATCCGAGCGCAGTTTAGGCCCCGACAGGAAACGCGATTTTACCGGCCGCTCTATCTCGCCGCTCTGCACACCCCGCAAGTAGTCGTGGCCGTTGTTTCTTTTCCACGCGGCCAGCGCTTGCACGTCTGCCGCGTCTACGCTTTTCGCGAATGCGTCTTCGCTCGTGCGCCGCTTCTGCGGGCGTTGTGCTGATCGTGTTACCGCAATGTTCGACGCGACCGCCTGCCCCCGCGCCTGCCGTGGGGTCATAGGTGCGGCCATGGGCGGTGCAATGGCGGGCGCTTCCGGCGTCTGCGCGATCGTAGGCGTGGGCGTGGGCGTGGGCGTGGGCGTGGGCGTGGGCGTGGGCGCGGGCGTCGGCGTGGGCGTGGCCGGTGCAGTCCCGCCCGGCGTGCGCGCCTTCGCCGCCTTCAGTGATGCCGCTTGCTTGCGCTCCTGTGTGCGTTGTTTCGCTCGTCGGTTTTTGCCTTGCTGCTGCCGCGATAGCCTGCGCGCTTCGGGCGTGGTGTCGGCGAAGTTAGACGCGCTGCGCGGCTCGGGTGCGAACTCTTCACCGAGAAACGATAGATCAGGTTCGGCACTGCACCGGCACTGCACCGGCTGCCCCGGATGGCCATCGGGAGGGGGCGCATTCCATTTGAAGATCAAGCCCTCACGCGCCACGTGTGACGGGCGCTCGCGACCGTCGAGGGCGCCGCGCCATGCGTAGCCCGTGATCCCCGCTTCGGTTTGCTTTTGCTTCGATAGCTGCCCGTCGAGCTTGCCTATCTGATCACGTGCGATCAGCCGAGCCCGGTTTATGTTTTCGCCTGCGGGGCCGAGTATGGCGGCCACGTCCCCGACTACCTGCGAGCTGCGCGAGCCGTCACGCAGCGAGCGTAGAAAAAGTGTCTCGAGCTTGCCGAGTTGCTGCGCGTTCATGTTGCGCACTAGCTGCGTATTCTCAGTGACCCACCCCGACAGGATCGAGCGCTCTATATCGGCGGTTACGTCCCCGATGCCGATCAGGTTCATTAGCGGATCGTCGTATTTGCCATCATTGAAAACGGCGGTCTTCTCGCCGAAGCCCTGCACCCCGATGCGCAGCACGCCGTCGGTCTTCGTCGACAGATTCGTAACGGCGGTGCGCAGCGAGTTGAACGCGCTTACTACATCGTCGCTAATGGCGTCGGTGCGCTGCGCGTCTACGCGGGTGAGGTCGAGCAGTGAATACAGCTCGGGTAGCGACTTGCGGATCAGCGCGTTGATCTGCTTTTGGATGCTCACTAGAAAGGCTTGGTAGCCAATCTCGATCCCCTTCGGCTGCGCGGTCGTCTTCTTTAGCGAGGCTTGAATAGCGCGCGGCGTCACGCCCGCCTGCGCTACCCGGAACTGCGTAGCCTCCCGCCGTATCTCCACGGCGGGATCGGCCGCGTCGGTGTGCACGCCCCCTAGCACTTACTCGCCTTCGCCGTCGGTGTCGGGGTCGGCCGGCTCTTCGGGTTCGGGCTCGTTTGGTTCGGCGTCGTCGCCCTCGCCCTCGCCCTCGCCCTCGCCCTCGCCGTCTTCGTCTTCGCCACCACCACCGAAGCCCGACGCCATGGCGGCGCGTTCGGCCACCTTGACCGGATCCGGCTCGCCCACGATGTCGAGCGCCTGCTCGAACGTGAGCCCCACAGTAGACGCGATCAGGATAGCCGCAGCGCTCTCACGCTCGATCGTGCCGTTCTGCACCTGCGTGGCTAGCTCCTGCATAGCGGCCATGCTGCGAGCTGCGGCTATGTCCGACTGCAAATCAACGATACCCGTGGGCGTGGCTTCGATGTCGCCTTCGATGCTACGCGCTTCGAGATTGGCGCGGCGCTCTGCGAGGTTGATCGATAGCGTGCGCTCGAAGCCGCCTTCGGTAAATCGGCTCGTGGCGATCTCGTCTGCGTTCGCCGCTCCCATCATTTGGTAGATGCTATCGCTTTGCGCGTGGCGTAGCTCGATCTCGCTCGCCTCGAGCGGCGTGGGCTGCCATAGCGACGGGAAGGTGATCGACCATGATTCCGGCTCCGCGCCATTCGTGGGGCCTTCCTTCGACAGCATGATCAGCCGCAGGATGTACGCAAGCGCCGGCTTTACTATGTTTTCCTGCGAGCTTGCGATCGTATCGTAAAACCATCGCATGTCGCTCTCGCCCGTTGCTTGCATGCCTGCGGGCGACTGCCCCATAAGCACGGTGACGGGCATGCGCGCATCGGCGGCTAGGCTCAGCATAAGCAGCTCGAAGGGGTCTTTGATTCCGCTCCATGTGAAGTTAGATCGCTCGAACTCTTCGCCCTCACTGTCGAGCACGACGGCGCGTTGCACGCTGCGCGTCATATCCATCATAGCTAGCCGCTTCATCACTAGCTCCGTCTCTTCAGAAGCGAGCGCTTCAAGATAGCCCTCCATTTTGTAGACGCCTGCGTTAGCGTCTTCGATCAGGTGGCCGAGCGCCGCAAACGAAGTGCCGTAGCGGGTGATCGTCGTTTGCATGCGTTGCAGCACGCTTTGATCCCACCCGCTTTGCTCCTGCCGCCGGCGTATGCTCGTGCGTGCACCCCCGAAGACCACGAGCCGCGTTTCGTGCACTTCGAGCGTACCGACGGCAGCTTGCGCGCCCTCTAAGCTCGCAGCCGCGATCGGCGTTACCCAATACGTTTCGGGTAGTCCTACCTTCGCTTCGCCTACCACGCTGTAGAACTTGTTAGGCCACATGTAGCGCCGCTCGAGCACATTCAAGTGCGTAACCGCGCGAATGTTGTTTAGGTCGAGCGGTGAGCGCATGCGCTCTACGCGGGCGTCTTCGCTCTCGCCGGGGCCGGGGCCATCGTCGGCGCCGATCAGTAGAGCGCCGCCACCGAACGCGCGCCCCCATACGCGCGCCTCGATCGTCTTCGCCTGTAGCCCGATCGCGTCGGCCGCGTCTTTCACATCGACGCCGATCAGCGCGGCGTCTTCGGGGCCGGTCTCGCTGCTATCGCCCTCGGTGGGATCGACTACGATCGTGTACCCCTGCCGCAGCTCTTCGTCGGGCACCACGTCGCACACGCGGCTTGCCATGGCGTCGTCTGAATACAGCGCGTCTAGCTCTTCGGGTGTTAGCTCCCTATTGCGTTGCATGCGGGTGTAGGCGCTCTTATCCCGCCCGGTGCCCATGCCCGTTACGCGATTGATAAAGCCGTCTGCGCGCTCGACGGCGCGGCGCACCTTGCTGCCGAAAATGCTCACTACGTTTGTGTCTTTGTCGCCCATGGGGTGTCGCTCCTATGCATTCGCCATCGCCGCACGCAGGCGGTTCAGGTTACCACGTCGCAGGTGGTGTAGCGCCTGTGTGGTCGTATCTACCTGATCGTCGTTTTTCGCTGCGGGAAACGCTAGCAGCTCTTCGATATACTCTTCGATCCACGGCTCTTCGTCGGGGTGTGGTAGCCACACGTTGCCGCTGTCGAAGATAGGCTCGATCGCGTTTGCGCGTGCTTCCTTACCGCCGTCGGGCTCTACGAGCGTGAGCCCCGAGATCTTATGCTTTAGCGTGTCGACGACGGCGGGGCCGTTTGCCTTCGCCTCTACGAGCTTCTTATGCGCCTTCGGGAAGCGCAGCGTAAGCAGCTTCACCTGTTCGACGGTGCCCGACATGCCCCACCGATCGCGCACCTGCGCTAGCAAGTAGCAGTCGGCGTGCAGCTGCCCCCACACCTGCCCTACGACGAAGCTCGAGCCCGCTTCTTTAAATGTCATGTCCCACGACTGGATCACCTTGCCGAAGCGCCGCGGTAGCTCTGCGCGCCTGTAGTGCCTGATCTGTGAGCGCTTGAATATGGCGCCCTCTGCGGGTGATGGCGATTGCTCGAGCTGCCCCGCTGTGCCCCTCGCACCTAGCTCTCGCTTCTGCGCGTCGACCGCATGGCGTGGGCTGCGCACGGCGTCTAGCAGCTCGTCGGGCTTCGTGCGTGGGTCGGCTTTGAGGTTGTGCGTAGCTTTGCACTTTTTGACCGGGCAAGCGCGCGCGCCGTCGTCGTCGGCACTCGGTAGCGAGTTGAACTTCGGTACGTACTCCATGGGCAGCGACAGGTGATGGTAGCCCCCCGCCTCGAGTTCGAGCCCACATAGATCGTTTTCGTGTAGCCGTTGCATGATGATAATCCGCACGGCGGTCGCGCGGTCGACGACGCGCGTAGCCATCGCTTCGGACCACCACACTCGCGACTTCTCGAGATTGCCTTTCGACAGCGCGGCTACACCCACGATCTCCTGTGGTTTGTGCGGATCGTCTGCGATCTGTATGTGCCCATGCTGCCCGACTACGCCCGTGGATGCGCCGCAGCTGTAGCGCATGCCGCCTTGCTTGTTTCGGTAGTCGGTGGCGCTCCATACCGATTTGTTGGGCGTCATTTGGTGGCCCCACCTCGAGCGCCACCAAAGCGACTCCATGAGACCGCGCGAGCGCAACGCAAACGACTTTGCGAGATCTTCGCCATGCGATGCCGTGATCAGCTTGGCGCCTGGCCAATCCGACCACACCCACGCCGGGAATAGGATCGTGCCGATCAGCGACTTACCCACACCGGGCGGCACGTTCATAATCAGGCGCAGTATCTCCTGACGTTTGCACGCCTCGAGCACATCGCACATCGCATCAAGGTGCCAGTTTGCTACGAAGGGCTGCGACGGCTCGACGTGCGGCCAAGCCATCTCTACGAACTCACGAAACGAGCGCGCGGCCATCTCCCTATCGAGCCCGATCTCGTCTTGAAGCATCGCCGCGTCGTAGCCGCCTTCGAGGTCTTCGGCGGCGTCGGTCATGGGGCGCACACCCCGAGATCGGGCAGGCACGAGATCACGCCCGCGCGATCGACCATGGCTACGGCGTCGGGCTCGCAGAAGCCCACGCAGTCGGCGCTATAGCGCTCGCCGTCGAGCGCGGCATCGTTGCAGCACCAATGCCGATCGGCGCCCCTGCACCCATTCACCGAGCGGCACGGGATGCAAGCGAACCAATCCGGGTGTGTGCTGTTGTTGCTGCACGTGTCGGGCTCGTCTTCGGGCTCGAGGGCCGCAGGCGCCGGCGTGGGGGCGGCCAGCGGGGCAGCGGCGACCGGCACCGGCGCAGGCGCCCCCGCTACGCCTTCGGGCTCGTGGTGGTCGGTGTGGGCGCCGTAGCACGCCCCAAGCACCCACGCCGTTACGAATACTGTAAATGTGCGCATGCGTGTCTCGCCTTCCGGTAACGTTACCGCGTTGTGGGGTGTGCTGTCGAATGTGCTTGTATAAAGCCCGTATCTATGAGGGCGCCAGCCGTCCCCCGATGAACGTAAGCGCGTTCGTGTAGTGGGCTAGCATCTCGCCCCACGGCACCGAGTTAGCGCAGAAGTCGAAGCCCGCTTGCACTTCGGCCGGCTCGAGCCCTAGGGCGTCGGCGCGCTCGAGCAGGCGCTCAGTAACGGCGAGCGCGTAGCCGTGCAGTATGGAGCGCTCGACCGCATCGGCGGGGCTCGGTTCGCCGTCGGGTGTGAGCGGCCCCGTTAGGTGATGGCGCCCGTAGGCGGCTACCTCGACGGTGTGCACGACCCACAGAGCTACGCACGCCTGCGCCGCCTGCTCTGCGGTGCGGCCCGTCATACGATGGGCAGATCGATAGCGGGCAACATGCCGTCAAGTGTCATGCGGTCTAGCGTCGAGCGCGTGCGCGCCTTCGATCGCTCGCTGCGGTGTATGTAGCTAGGCACTTCGTTGCGGTAGTAGCGCTCGGTGACTGCGTGCCCGTCTGCGATGCGCCCACGCCTGAGCGGGTGCAGCACGTAGCGAAAGCCGGCCGGCGGGCGATCGCCGTACACCGCACACCGCACGGTTTCCGCGTCTACCATGGGCATGCTGCCGTAGAAGATGCGCACGTGTAGCAGCTTGCGCATAAAGCCGTCTGCGGCTTCGTACTCGGCCCACTGCCGATCGCCCACCTTCACATATTGATTAGGTCTCATTCGTCGATCTCCTGTAGTGCTTTGTCGATTCGTGCTGCGTATTCGTCGTCGGTTTCGTCGTCGCGCTTATACGGTTGGTTCGCCAGTTCGGACCACCACGCAGGTAGGGGCTTGCTGCCGCCCGCTTCGTCGAACTCGTGGGCGATGTCGAGTATCGACACCCGAGCTGTAGCGCTGCAGCCGGCTATGTGTAGCGGCAGGATCGCCGAGCACTCGTAGCAGCGTGGGACCTTCACTCGCGCGCCTTACCCCGGCAGCGGGCGTATACGAACTCTTCGTAATCGTCGCCCCACCATTCCGAGTCGGTGCTAGGCGAGGGCACACACCCCGCCGTGTCGATGTCTACTTCGGCATCGCTGCCCCATCGATCCTTGACTAGCCGCGTGATGGCATCGACTGCGGTAGGGGCGATCACCTCGAGCGCCGTAAGGGCAGGCGCAGCGGCCCCGCAGCCGACCACGAAGGCGAGCGCGATGGGGGCTAGACGGTGCATAGCTTCTCGCTCCGATCGGCCACGTTCATAGCTGCGCATACGAAGTCTACATCGGTTTCGTGTACGGTAAGCGGGCGCATGTTGTTTTCGCCATCGTGGATCACTACGTGACCGTCGGACGGCTTCTCACGGCGCATGTAAAAGCGTGAGGTTACTTCGTTGTCTGTGCTCATACCCTGATCTCCCCTGTGATCTCGATCGCCTTGATGCGCCCCGGCAGGACGGCGGTATACGTGAACTCGAGCCCGTCCAACACCTGCAGCACATGCGCGCCAATAATGAGGGGCCGTGCGGCGTACATGATGCAACCTAGCCACGTCGCCGGATCGTGGTCTTCGTAAATGCCTATAAGGGCCCGGAACGTTGCAGGTGTCCCGAGTCTCACGACTGCAGCGCCTTGCGTGCACGCCATCGCCACCACCACGCAACGCCTAGCCATGCGCGCACCATAGTGGCTAGCTGCGTTACTCGAGCCCAACCGAGCGAGCCCGACCACGACGTGTAGACGAATACGTGATCCGCCGATGTAGTGACGGTGGTTTCGTAGATCGCGATCCGCCCGCGCCCGCTGTTGTGGTTGATCCCCACGAACTCGGTACGCACGCGCACGCCCCGCACCGTGGTGGCGTTTATCAGCAAGCGCTTAGGGTAGCGCTTGCGCCACGCGGCCGCCTCCATGGGCGCCCCTGCGACATCGAAAAACATCTCGCGCATTTCGTGGTCGGCTACGGGCGGCTTGCGGGTGCGGGGTGGCATGGAGTCGTGTTTAGTCTACTTGAACTGTAATAGCAACTAGTGCACCGTGCCGCCCTCGCCATCACCCTCGGCTTCGGCGGTCTCACGCGCTCGCCGTAGCTTCGTCTGCGCGGTGCGGATCGCCTTCAAGTCGTCGAGGCTTAGCGCCGAGTAGTCGATCGCGTCTCCGGTGTTTTGGATGATCTCGCCCGGTTCGCCACGGTTCAAGCGCTCGAGCTTCGTGCCGAGATCGATCAGCTTCATCACGAGTCCCTGCTCGAGCGTGCCCGCCTTCGCATGCTGCTTTGCGTCGGCGAGCATCTTTTTTAGCTCTAGGTGGCCCACGTCTTGAAGCATGAGCGCTAGCCGCGTCTGGCGCCGGCGCATGTCTTCTACGCCTTTCAGCTTCCCCACCTGCTCGCGCCGATCCATCTCGCGGTCGTAGGCGTGGCACCGCTTGCGCCATTGGTGGGCGGTGCCCCATCTCGCCATAAGTTGGATCGCCTTGCCCAACTGAGCGGCCACCTTTGCGTGCGAGCGGTCGGCCCCCATGTCTCGGTAGGCTGCGAAGGCTTGAAAGGCTTCGGCGCTCTCGCTTTCGCGCTTCTCGTAGGGTGCTGCTTTAGCCATGGAGTGCCCATCCTAGCAGGTAGTAGGCGCCGACCGTAGCCGCCACGCCGAGCCCGAAGCCGACCGCGGCCGCGCGCCGTTTGACCGTGGGCGTGACCGCTTCCCGGTGTGTGCGCATTCCATACTCGAACGCTTTCACCTCGTTTTCGGTCTTCCGTTCCCGCTGCTTTTTGCGTCGGCGTATGGCGCCCCTCGAATCCCTCACGAGTGCGCCGCCCGTGCCGCTCGCGCCGTCTGCGCCTGCGCCACTTCGTGCAGCTCGTCGACACGCTGTTGCATGATCCGGAAGTTTTGCAGGTGCTCCCCACGCAGGGGGTACAGCGCCCGCTGCCCGTCACTCTGCGGCGTTAGGGCGTTGAACATTTTCATAGCTGCCGCCGTAGCGCTGTGGGCTGCGTAGGCATGCACTGCGAGGTCTTCGCGCTCGCCCCGCGCTTCGTCGAGTGCCGTTTGCTGCTCGAGTAGCAACGCCTGCGCCTGCTCGAGCGCTTCGACGAGTGCGGCTTCGGTCTCGCTCTGCTCGAGCGCCGGCGGGTGCTCGCTGGCGCCGTTGCTGCCCGTGGGCACGAGCGTAGGCGAGTCGATCCGAGCCCCCGGCCCCACCTGCTCGAGCGCCCCCGCCTGCACCTGCGGCGGCGGGTGCGAATCCACCTCATGCCACCCCGATCCGACCCGTTGCAGGTGGTCGGCTACCCGTTTCGCTATCTCGTTAGCAAAATCTATCTCGTGTGGTCGCATTTCCATCTCGTCACCTGATCCCATCTCGCGTGTTTATCTCGTCAACTACCGTGCATTAAACGTCGACTACCGTGCTTACCGTGCTTTAGATCCCACTCCCTGAACTACAGAAACTATACCCCCCCTACAACACTCCCAATCCCCACTAGAGACGGAAGCACGGTAAGCACGGTAGTAGGTTTCAACATGTTAGAATCTTTCGGTTTTGTGGTCGTGCTTCCGAGATAGGAAGCACGGTAGTAAGCACGGTAAGCACGGTAGTAGGTCAAGACGAGATAGACACCCCGAACACGCTTTCGCACGCGCTCTGCACTTCTGCCCACGAGTGCGAGCCCTCGACGCGCAGGTATTCCCGCAGCCGCTCGTGGCTCACTGCCCACGCTTTCCAGGTCTTCGAGTCGCAGGCGCGCTCGAGCGCGTCGAGCTTGATCCCCGCCTTCCGCAGTAGGTGCCCCACTCGGTGCACGCTGGGCTTTTTGAGCCCGCTACCCGCGGTCAACTTCGAGTCGGCCCACTGCTCGACGATGCGCCCCGGCGCTAGGCGTAGCTGCCCCTCACGGTCGCACACGAGCGGCAGGCGGTGCAGCTGGCCCACGTGCGAGTGCGAGGGCTCAGCGAGCAGAGACTCGACGGCGATCGCCATGCACATCACTAGCGTGTCATCGGCGAAGCGAGCACGCAGTAGCACGTCGGCGTCGGTGCCGGTGTCTACGAACAGGCGGCACGTGCTCGAGTACGTGCGCACAGATTCCAACCACGCCACGTGCTCGAGAAGCGGCGAGCCCTCCCGCAGCGCGGTTAGCTCGGCGGTGCCCTTCCATCGCTCTTCAAACGCGGCCATACGCTCGCCGTCGATGTCGACCACTAGGTAGCGCTCTACCGTGGCTTCGACCGATGCCGCGTCTACCTCCCCGCCCCCGAACACCTGATCGAGATCGTTCACCGATATTATGTGGCGCGTAGCGGTGTGCAACGTCACGGGGTCTACACCTTTCGCTTCGACCATGTGCACGCGAGACATGATCGATTCGCGGTAGATCTCGGGGATGGCGCGGCCGCTCTCGCTCTTCGCCATCACTTCGTCAGTGTGGATCACGGGATTCGATAGCAGTGGGCGCGAGAAGCGGCCGAGCACCTGCGTAGCTGCGCACGGGTTGCCGCTCTCACGTGTCGACCAAAAGCGCGCGAGTATCTGCGCGAGTCTCGATTTCCACGTACCGCGCGGCCCCACGAGCACGAGCGCGGGCAGCGGCTGCGTTAGGTCGGTGAACTTCGATAGCCATGCGTCGAGGCGTGCCCACTGCTCGCCGCCTATAGCCTGCAACAGCTCGGCCGCTATGCGGTGCTCGAGCGCCGGCCACACATTCCAGTGATACGCGGGCACGTGGATCGCCTTCGCCGATTCGTTGAACACGTCGGCAGGCGGCACCGCCCAATAGTTCACC